GCTGTGTGCTTGTTGACAGCGATGACACCCTCGATAGTATCTTTACTAGCGATATGGCTATTGGCAGATACGTTGCACAAAGGGCGGGCATCGGTATCAACGCAGGTCGCATCCGTGGCGTCAACAGTAAGATCCGAGGCGGAGAAGTCGCGCACACAGGTGTTATTCCATTCCTCAAAAAGTTTGAGAGCACTGTCCGATGCTGCACTCAAAATGGCATACGAGGTGGAAGCGCGACTGTCCACTTCCCCATCTGGCACCAAGAAATCGAAGACATCATTGTCCTAAAGAACAACAAAGGATCAGAAGATAACCGTGTCAGAAAACTTGACTACTCAATCCAAATCTCCAAGCTCTTCTACGAGCGATTCATTACCGATGGAAACATCACACTATTCTCACCTCACGATGTCCCAGGTCTTTACGATGCTTTTGGGACTGACGAGTTTGATGCTCTCTATAAGAGCTATGAATCTGACGGATCGATTCCGAAGAAGACTATCAAAGCTCAAGCACTCATTCTGGACCTCCTGAAGGAGAGAGCAGAGACTGGTCGCATGTACTTAATGAACATCGACCATTGCAACAGTCACTCCTCGTTCAAAGACAAGGTGAACATGAGCAACCTGTGTCAGGAGATCACCCTGCCAACAGACCCTCTCCAACATATCGATGGTGAGGGTGAAATTGCCCTGTGTATTCTGTCTGCTATCAACGTAGGCAAACTAAAGTCACTGGATGACATGGAGGAACTGTGCGACTTGGCTGTTCGTGGTCTTGAAGAACTGATTGATTACCAGCAGTACCCTGTAAAGGCAGCAGAAGCGTCTACAACCAACCGCAGGTCTCTTGGGGTTGGGTATATCGGTCTTGCCCATTACCTCGCCAAGCAGGGGGTATCCTATGGCGATCCTGAAGCACTCAAGAAAGTACATGCTCTCACCGAGTCCTTCCAGTACAATCTCTTGAAAGCATCTAATCAGATTGCAAAGGAAAAAGGTAAGTGTGGTTACTTTGATCGCACCAAGTATGCAGATGGTATTCTGCCTATCGATACATACAAGAAAGACGTAGATGAACTGGTAGAACCAGAGTACAAATATGATTGGGAGACTTTACGATCCAGTATCATCGAACATGGACTACGACACAGCACATTGTCCGCACAAATGCCTTCGGAGAGCAGTTCCGTTGTGTCAAATGCAACCAATGGAATCGAACCACCTCGCGGATACTTGTCCGTTAAAAAGAGCAAGAAGGGACCCCTTAAACAGATTGTACCGCAGTTCAACACTCTCAAAAATAATTATACTTTACTGTGGGATATGCCTGACAATAGCGGTTATATCAGCGTGGTCGCAGTCATGCAAAAGTTCTTCGACCAAGCTATCAGTGGAAACTGGTCTTACAAACCAGAAAACTACCCCAACAACGAAGTCCCAGTGTCCGTAATGGCAGGTGACTTTTTGAATACATATAAGTATGGTTGGAAGACATCTTACTACCAGAACACCTACGACAATAAGAGCGATGAAGTAGAGGAACCAAAAGAAGAGAAACAATCTATTGAAGACCTGTTAAATAAAATTCTAGACACCGAGGAGGAAGCTTGTGACAGTTGCGCGATTTAGAGTGACGGAACCCAAGAGACCAGCAGGTATGACTGTGTTCAATACGAACAAAGTTGATACCACCAAGCAAAAGATGTTCTTTGGTGCCCCTCTTGGGGTCCAAAGATATGATCAGTTTAAATATCCAGTCTTTGATAAACTAACCCAGACACAACTGGGTTATTTTTGGAGACCAGAGGAGGTGTCACTACAAAAAGATCGTGCAGACTATCAAACACTTCGTCCCGAGCAAAAGCACATTTTCACTGCCAACCTTAAGTACCAGATCCTCCTGGATTCTGTACAAGGGCGTGGTCCTGGGATGGCTTTTAGTCCTTTCTGTTCACTACCTGAACTTGAAGGTGCCATGAATATCTGGCAGACTATGGAGATGATTCATAGTCGTTCCTACACATACATCATCAAGAACGTATACCCAGATCCTACCGAGGTACTGGACACTATCGTTGATGATGATCGTATTCTGGAGAGAGCCAAGAGTGTTACAGCAGCATACGATGAGTTCTTACAAGCATCACAGGAGTGGGGTGCTGGTAACCGCTGGGAGCAGGCACTGGAGCAGGTTGATTCTGCCCAGTGGGAACTCAAAGAACTCAAGCGTAAACTCTACCGTGCTGTAGTCAACGTCTATATCCTTGAGGGTATTCGTTTCTATGTTTCCTTTGCATGTTCTTTCGCTTTTGGTGAACTGAAGATGATGGAAGGTAATGCAAAGATCATCGGACTGATTGCTCGCGATGAGTCACAGCACATGACTATCACCCAGAACATTATCAAGAAGTGGTTGGAAGGTGATGATCCTGATATGCGTGAGATTGCCAAGGAGGAAGAGGAAAACATCATTGAGATGTTCAAACAGTGTGTTGAGGAAGAGAAGAACTGGGCAGAGTATCTGTTCAAAGATGGCAGCATGATCGGATTGAATGATAAACTTCTTTCCAAGTATGTTGAGTGGATTGCGAACAGAAGAATGAAGTCAATCGGATTAAAACCGATCTTCGATGTCCCAGCAAACAATAACCCTCTACCATGGACAGAGCACTGGCTTAATTCCAAGTCTATGCAAGTAGCACCACAGGAGACGGAAGTTGAATCTTATTTGATTGGTGGCATCAAACAGGATGTTAGTGAAAGTACATTTGCTGGATTTAAACTATGACAATGAGACAACAAACCAATCCTGCGATTGGTAATTATCTTGCCCAGATGGAAAAAAGAAATCCTGTCCAGAAACCAGTTTATTGGTGGAATAGGCAGAATGAGGATGAGTTTATTAAAACCATCCAAGCATTCCTTTGGGCTAATGACATCCCACCCAACAGTGTCAACTGGATGAAGTTACTGAAGGGTGAATACATTCCTGCTCCAGAAGAGACAGAAGAATGAACTTTATCTACAGGTGGTTGCATGACAAAAGAACTTCCAGAGTGGAAGCGGAGAGCATTAGCAGATCCGAACCTACCACAGAGCAAGGTGGAAGTCCTGCTCCACGGACCCAAGTGTCTGACGGATGCGTGGTTTCTCCAAGCGATGAAGTTCAAATACCAGATCCGTGGTTATGAAGGCTAGTAGTGCTAAAGCAAAGGGCAGGAACTTACAGAAGTGGGTTCGTGAGATGTTGATCGAGATTCTTGATGTCCATCCAGAGGACATTGAGTCTCGATCTATGGGTGCAGGTGGGGAAGATCTCATCATGGCTCGTGCTGCTAGACAGAAGTTCCCTCATAGTATTGAGTGTAAGAACGTAGAGCGTCTCAATGTATGGGATGCATACGAACAAGCTTGTGCTAACTGTGGTGACTATGAACCCATTGTTGTCATGAAAAAGAATAGAAAGAAACCACTTGTAGTTGTAGACGCAGAATATTTCATTACATTGTTTGGAAACAAAGATAATCAAGAGGCATCGGATAAATAGTCCGATGCTTTTTTTATATGCCTAGATCCCAACTCACAAAAATTGATTTAGAGAGTAAGGTTTACAAGTTAAAGAATGAACTCTATAATGGTCATGAAGAAAAGAGTGATGAGTGGCATGAAGGAGCGCACTACACACTCAATAAGGTACTGGATATTTTAAATGAGTTTAGATACTGAAGACTTAAAAAAACTTGCCCAGCGAGCACAACGCATGAAGATGGATGTGTTATTTGAAGAACCATGTCCTATCTACGAAGCTAACGAAGAAGACTGGGAAGACTTCTGGTATAATGAAGATAAATAATTATTCATTGATATGAAATTATGATCAAATCATTACTTGCTGTCCTTGCGGCAGCGGCGATTGTAGTGCCTGTAGAAGCGAAACCTACAAAGGGTTACAATACTATGGATTCCTTGGGGTGCATGTTGTTGCGCGAGTGTACCGATGGAGTCGAACAAGTCTTTAGTCTTCTGGATGTTTCTAGTCAGTATGATAATACTGATGAGTTTACTTCAGTTACTCTTGAATTCAACAGAATGCTCGTTGCCCTTGATCAGGTCGGAGTTAAGGTGTTTCTAGCTGATCAGAAGTATTTTCCTCATGGTCACCGTGGTGTCTATCATACTGTAGGTAATAACTTCTTCCTAAACAAAAAGTACATGGATGATCCTGGTGTTCTTATGAGTGTCATGAGACATGAGGGGTGGCACGCTGCACAAGATTGTATGGCAGGCAGCATTAAGAATAGCATGATCGCTATCATTCATAATGAAGAAGATGTGCCTATGCTATGGCGCACAATGGCAGAGCGTACCTATCCAAAGTCTGCAGTGCCTTGGGAAGCAGAAGCAGGTTGGGCAGGTCGCACCAAGAATATGACCATGGAAGCACTAGAGTCTTGTGCTGCTGGCACTATGTGGACTGACTATGAATTGACACCACTCACTCGTAAGTGGCTGGAGGAAGAGGGATTCATTAAGGAATAAATAACTATGCCTTGATTCTCTATTATGTCGGATACTAAACCCGCTGTAGAGAAGCAAGACCACGATGAAGATAAAAGTGAAGTCCTTGGTAATTTGGTGAAAGTTGTTGTACTTATTTGGTCTGCTTCTCTCCTCACATTCAGTTACGTAAGACTCCCCAATGGTCAAAAGATTTTAGATTTTGATCCTACATTTATCGCATCCGTGTTCTCTGGATCTTTAGCTGCGTTTGGACTGTCTCCTGCTAAAGCAGGTGGTGGTAATAATGTCAAAGCAGTAGCGAAGAAAGAACCAGAGGTTGTCTCTGCTATTGAACCAAAGAAAGATGCAAAAACTGATTAACGTTATCGCACTCCTATCGGGACTGACCTCACTGGCAGTCCTCGGTGGGGGTGCTTATTTGTATACACAAAAAGATGCCCTTGTAGAAGGTGCTATCGATAAAGTCACTAAAGCCGCTGTAGAAGGCGTTAGCAATGCCCTCCCAGGTATGCTTGATGCCGCTGTACCAAAACCACCAGAACTTCCCAAGCAAACTGGTGGCGTCATTCCTGGTATTTGATATGACTACTACAAGAAGAAAAAAAGATAGAGATGCGGAAGGAAAGTTCTTTCTGTACGTTGCTTTTCATTCAGTATTTACTGCGATTTCTAATCTATTCAAAGATGACTGATGGAGATCAAGGAAATCCTACCCGTGAGTGCTGGAATTCGCGAGTTAGATATTCCTCCTGTTAATATCTCCGAACCACCAGTTGTTTACAAGTTCACTGCTCCTCCAGTGACAGTAAATATTGGTGTGCCTGTTGTTGATATTCCTGGATGTGTAGAAGCTCACGAATCTAATAGCAAATCAAACACAGTTGGTGAAGATGATCCAAAGGGTTTGGTGACATATTGTGATGGAAATATGCCATCATTTAATCCTATTCAGTTTGAACCTGAACAGATAGTTCCTACTTATCCTGCTGGTGTAGACACAAGAAGGCCAGAGAAACCAGAACCACCAGGACAAGTAGAAGTACCCCAGGCAGCACCACCTACTACTGCAAAAGTAGATTGTCCCACACCATCGCAGCAGGCAAAGGAACCTGTTGGCACATATGTAGAGGGTTTCCGAAAGAAGGTTACCGAATACAAACTGATGGGCAACGAGTGTGTCCAGATAACAGAAGCAGTCCCACTACCTCAACAGATAGTAGCAGGACTGCCTAGTGGTGGTCAGGTTGTTCAGGTTGGTGGCGTTGCTGTCATTGCTACAGCATCAGCACTTATGGCAAAACCGCTGGCAGACATCCTACTAAAGGTTGTCAAACCAACGGTTAAAAAAGTTATGAAAAAGATTGCTGCTATCA